AGTCAAAAAATATGGGACTACTCTCATTTGTAGAATATTGATCATGTCTTGGTAAGACTAAACCTGTTTGTATAGGAATATTCAATTTATATTTTGATGTTACTTGTACTGTTCCATATGGTTGTCCGCATATCCTTGATATGTCTACTGTTGTTGTTTGTCTTGTACTGTTTGGGTCAACACCTCTTTGTAATACAACAACACAAATATCTTTGTTGTCAGGTATTGCATAGTATGGTCTTGTTGCATACATCGGTTGCCAAGTTTTGGCTCCTTGTCCTAAACCTAAGAACCCTGTTTTAACGTGATGTTCTTCCCACAAATACATTGCACCAGCAATATATCTTTCATTTAAACTTCTTTGTCCTGTGAAAACCTGTGGATTTAAAGATGAAAAATTACTGTAAGTCATTGCCGTAATAACTTGGAAGTATTCACAATCAGATTTAACTTTTGAATACATTAGAAACTTGGGCTCTTGACACCTCGCGCTTGTTATTGCAACGCCATCATACGGAAATAAATCATTTACACATACTGTACCTGTCATCAATGTGTCTCCAGAATGATAAATTCCGTCACAATCAGTATAGTACCATTGTGTTCCTGTTTCCGCAGTTATTGTGGAAACCCAACAGTTTTGAATAGTATCCGCCGATTGATTAACAATATACTGTTGAGATAACAATTGATCAGGATTATCAGGATTAGCATAATTCACTGTGATTGCCTTCAGGTTCTTAGCGTATCCTGTTGATGACGAAAATCCTGAGAAATTAGTTTCAGCACCATTCACGTTTGGATCCAAAGAATTGAATGGATTTTGGAACGTCATCACTCTTCCTGTTGTAAAATTTTCTAATGTAATAGGATCACATAAAATTGTTATTGTATTATCATAATGATACTGTCCTGAGTTGGCTGCAACATCTGAGGCAACATAAGTTCTAACTTGGTTGAAACCTCCTGTACTATTAAAATATTGATTCTTAAGATTAAATAAATTAAGTCTTTCGGTCAAGGTCAAATCGAAAGATGCTCTAGGTCTATCAGCAATCCAAAGTGTTGATGGAGTTCTTTGTCCAACACTATTTTGATTATTTCCTGCAACAATTCTTTGTATATCTGTTTGGTATACATTTGCTGGATTTTCAACTGTTTGTCGTCTACATGAAATACCTTGTTGATCTAAAGTAAAATAAGTTGTATTATAATATTTGAACCAAGTATCATCAATACAATATTGTTCATCAAATATATTACCATAAGAAACAGGATTTGGTGTATCCGCCAATAATGTTAAAGATGTCGTTTTTAAAGACTCTTGAACGAACGCCTGAGCGTTTGCATTTGATTCTGGTGTTTCATTAGTACAAGAACAAAGTTCACAATCAGGATACGTTATCGTTGGTAATGCAATATTTTTGAACGGGTCTCCTAATGAATTAAAAATATCTCTGAACGACGGTGGTCTTGGACAATTGATAGTAACAAATGGAATTGCATCAACAATTTTACATAAAACATATACAAAAGTCGCCAGTGTTCCGTATACAAATGTAATTACAATTTTAAGTATCGGCCATAAAAATGCCAGTATATGTACCACAACCATTAATGGTATAAGTAACAACGTTATAAAACTAAAAAAGAAGTTGAATAGGATGAAAATCAAATCAAAATTCTTAACTCCATCATTGGTTGGAAACTTGTTGTTTGTCGAATCACAAGTCGAGTCTAATATTTCTTTTATTCCGATGAATCTACCTCTATTAGATCCATTATGATATCCGTCAATAAATTGTGATGGAGTATAAACTCTATTGTATCCAAATTCATAAAAGGTGTCTTGACAACTAATAGCTGTTGTTGGGTCGGCGTATTCGTCCCAATCCAAAGAAAAGGCATAAGACTTTTGATATTGTTGATATGAAGTAGACCCTGACGTAAAGGTTGATGGGTCCAATGATGCAGAGCTCCAACCATATTCTCTCACATTCGGTAAAAGATAATAAGCTCTTTTAACTTGTTCTCCCATATCGGGAGATTGTTCCCATTTAATTTTGAATCTATATTTCCCTTTCGTTGGTATACCAACATTTGGATCTAAAGATATTGTTCTTTCACCAAATTCATTGGTTATGACATAGTCCAAATTCATAGGTAAATCGGTTAACCACGCACCATCTCCATCTATTACTTTAGCTCCTCCATCAAATTCATACTCTTCTAAAATAGGTCGACCATTACTATCTTGACCTACTGTTTGTCTTATTGCAAGAATTTCACCAGGTCCTGAGACTAAGTCACATATATTACCCGCCTCGGTAGAAGGTCTACAATTCTTTCTTATAACTCTTCTATCACTGGCAGAAATTATAGATCCCATGAATACTGCTGTAGGTTGTATATCAATATTTGCATCATCCCTTAAATCAAAGTCGACTCTATTAATTGCTAATTGACAAACTTCAGGTTGTCCCCATAATGGTGACACACTTATATTTGCTTGAAGTGAAATAATTTGTGGTAATGATTGTAAGTCAGGTGATGATTTGAAATTATTTCCTGATAATTGGCTTTCAGTTGCAATCCCCATTCTTATCAAGTCCTGTGGAGTCAAACTAAACTCACCTATATCAGATAGGTCACAATCCATGAACACTGTTTGGTCTCCTAATGGAACACCCATTATCATGTAGTCACCACTATCATTGGTCTTTACAGTAAACTTATAGTATTTGTCATAAACAGTAACAACTGTTGGATTTGTTAAAGCGTCATTTCTTGAAGGAAATGTACCTGTCGCGGCATGTTTTGAATAAGATTTTTCATACGGTAATAGATTATATCTATACCCATCTTCATTCTTGTCATTAGTTGTTTTATAAGGATAAAGTGTTGAGATAATCTCGTTATTCTCATCTTCTTGTTCTAAAGGTACAAAAACAGACACTCTTACATTTGGTAATCCGAATCCTCCGTTAGCAGTAACACGACCAACAATAACACCATAGTCTGCACAGTTTCTTGTGTAGATATCATCACTTTGAATCTTCAAAGATAGAATCTCTAAAAAGTCGAACTCTTGATCTATCTGTACATTTATTGTTTGGTCAGACCCTACTTGTGTTTTAATTCTGTAAGAATTGGTCATTCATCTCTTTTTTGATAAATAGTTTAACCCCCATTTTCTAAGGAAATGTGAATGGGCGTACAATTTAATAATAACCTAATAAAATTGTAAATAAACTTAAGAGAACTGAACGTTCTGGAAGTTCTTAACTCTCACCTTAATATCTTTCTGAGGATATCTGATTTGGTACACTTGATTTGGTTGAGCGAATATTGTGTCATCAACAGGTCTGATTTGTTTTGTAACGTCATCAGAATATGCCATTGATGTTTGGAATGATGAATACTGTCCTCCAACTTCATTGAACACATTGATTCCTGTAACAGTAATAACTCCATTTTCGTCTTGAATCAAACTATTCAATTCAGACAAATAAATGTTTTGTCCAAGTTGTCTTATTTGTGGATTCATGAATGTCGTCAACTTATTGATAATATTTGTAATAACTTGTCCTTGGTTTTGTGTTGCATCTAATACAACTGAAACTTCAAAACTAAGATCAATAACTTCAGCAGTTTCAATTGAAACATAGTCATTCATCATTCTATAGTTTGATAAATAATTTGCCAAGTTTTGTTTCAAGGTGTTTGACACAATTGATGTTAAGTTACCTGAAGTATCGTATGATAAAATTTGAACTTGAATTTTATTGTTGTTTTCAGTTATCGCAACTTTTGCAGGTGCTCCAAACTGAGATGGCATCTTTCTAATAATAGCTTCGTAGTCATTAATTGTCACCGCTCTGTTTTGTGATGAGAAGTTAAATGCAACATAGTTTCTTGTTTCTTCTACTGTTGGTTGTCCCGCTCCACCAATTGCTGCTGTCACGTTGTTACATCTTAAAGATCCAACAACTTGTTGGTTAATATTTTCAGAAGGACCGTTAACGAAAAATGTAACTGTACCGATTTGATTAATTACATTAGTTCCTAAGTTAGTTGATAACCCACCACCCGTTCTATATTGAATGAATAATGTTGTGTTAGCTTTTAAGGCAGATCCTAATGACATGTTATTTTGATACAATTGTAAATTCAAAGGAACTCCAAGAGTTGTGAATTGATCTAAGGCATCTTGTGATGTGTTTGTTCCACCACCAAAAGTCATCTTTAAAAATCCTTCAGGGGTATATTCAGTAATAAATCTATCTTGTGTTTGAATGTATCTACCCACTTTGATACCTGGTTGGTCTGATACTTTTGTTGGGTCTTC